GCATCTTTAGTATCGTATGCGGTAAGAGTTATAGGAGTATAATCAATACCTGTAAGAACAGTTTTCTTTGCGTTATATGCATTCAGTGTTTGCGACCTATAAATGTAGGTCGGTATTTGCACGTTTGCAATTCTAACAAGACTCAACGGAGTTGGGCTATCTATATAATTTAATGAAACAGTAAAAGAATATTTATTTCTTGGTACTGCGTCAATTTCGCCTGTCCGGGAATCTTGACTATAGACTTTATATGCTGAGTCGCCGATTGCCATCAGTGGTTCCTATCTGTTATCTAGTAGCGCCAGATTGTGCTGAGTCGCTAGATGCAGATTTTTCACTTAATGCGTCTGAACCATCGATTGAATGAACCGCACTATCATATCTTAATTGGATAGTTACTTGGATCATTGTAGAATCTGCATAGTTTAGATCACCATACTGAACGTTAGCAATGTAACAACCTTGCAATTCCCACTTATCAAATACAGTTGGTGATGTACTACCATTTGCACCATCTAGTGTTTCTAATGTTACACCAAACTTATATGCATTACCTGAAATTGAACTGTGTTGATCTGCATGGTCAACTTGTCTATTTAATTGGTTACCAATTTTCTTAATAACATTTGATTTCATGTCATCTCTGAATACGATTGAAATTGGTTCCCAGGCGTGTTTACCTGCAAGATACATTTTTGAGTTGTAAGAATCTACTACAACTTCTTCATGCGTCATTGACGGTCTGCCTGCACTAATAACGTTCTGAGTTACTTCATCTGTCGCTGTTGCACCACCAAGGTCTTCAAAGGTAACTCTGAACCTATAACTTAATTTAGGCATTAAAGTTGTTCCTGCTGAAGAGTCTGTTGGTACTCCAAAATTTGTAATTACAGCCATTTTATTTCTCCTATATACTACTGTAGTATTGTTTATCTTATATTGTATTTATCAAATCAGTGTTCAAAAAGATAGGCTTCTGTAAAAGAAGCCCATTTTAAGGTAATTTGACAGGTTACTAGTTGTAACCTGTCAAATCGTGTAATAATATTATGCTAAGAATCCGTATGAAGGGAAAGTTTCTGAATCCATTCCCAATCTGCCCGGAGTTTCACCAAGATCAATGTTGCTATCTAGAATGTATTGTCTAAATGCTAATCTTGCGTTTTCGTCATCAAAGTCATATCTTACCCATACTGAACCTTCATATAATTTATATGAAACGTGTACAGTACCTACTGTTTCAGGCTTGCCTGCTATTGCATTTGTAACTGTAGCAAAGCCAGGTGATGCTTTAAAAGCTTCAACTGATGCGTGAGGAGCACCTGGGGCTTTTCTTACTCTAAATCTAAAACCACTTGCGTCTGTTGGATTATTGTTTAATGCCATTATAGTTCTCCTTAGTTTCTCGCACAGTCCACACCTTTACGGTCTGTTGCTGGGTGAGCATATGGTAATTTTTCAATTAACCATTTTACTGTATCTGCACGTAAATCGTCATCGAGACTCAGTGCCGCACTTAAATGATATACATCATTAACAAATGAAAATCCATAATGAACTTTTCTTGTGTTAATTGCGTACCATCTACGTGCTTCTGGTTTAAATATTTTACCGTCAACTACAAAATGAAATTCTGCAGAATTAGTATGATTTAAATGGCAAATCATTCTAAATGAATCGCCTGTTATTCCGTCTGGAGTTACTTGTCTCCATTTGTCTCTGTGTGGTGCAAGGTAATCACCTTTGTTGTAAATTAAACAACCTAGTGATTCTGTGTGTGCTGGTAGATTCCAATCTTGAGGAATTACGCTATATTCATGACCTTCTTTAGGGCCATTGTAATCACCACTTACACGTGAACGAAGAATTTTTGATGGGTCAGCATTCATAGCGTCAATTTGTTCAATTGCGTTATGTGGTACCCAAGCATCTAATTCAATGATGTCACCTGCCGCTCCAAAAAGGAAGTTTGTATCAAACGCCATATTAGTAGTTTTTTCAGCATTAAACTTTAAGCCTTCTGAAACTGGTGTAGCGATGATTTTGTTTTGTTCTATTTTTACCATGGTATTGTCCTTTTTAAATTTTAAAAAAAACTGTAGCTCATCTGAACTACAATATATTGC